GGTGCGCCGCACCGCCGACATGATCAACGAGTCGCTGCTGCGCGCGCACCTGTGGGCGGTGGATCGCAACATCACCAAGACCTACATCGACGAGGTGACCGAAGGCGTCAACGCCTACCTGCGGCGGCTCAAAGCCCTGGGCGCAATCCTAGGCGGGCGCTGCTGGGCCGATGCCGACCTGAACTCGCCGACCTCGATTGCCGACGGCAAGATTTACTTCAACTTCGACTTCACCCCGCCGTACCCGGCCGAGCACATCATTTTTAGGTCGCACCTGGTTGACGACTACATCGAGGAGATTCTGTAATGGCCATCGAACTGCCGCGCGTGCTCAAGAACATGAACCTCTTTGTCGATGGCCGGGGCTACGCCGGGCGCATCGAAGAGATTCAACTGCCCAAGCTTACCCTCAAGACCGAGGAACACCGTGCCGGTGGCATGGATTTGCCGGTCGAGATCGACCTGGGCATGGAGAAACTCGAAGCCGAACTGACCATCGCCGACTACGATCCGGCCGTGTTTCGGATGTTTGGCCTGCTCGACAACGCCGCGACCCAGATCACCATCCGGGGGGCCATCCAGGCGCAAGGCTCAAGCGCCCGGCCAGTGGTCATACACCTGCGCGGCGGCTGGAAGGAGCTCGACGCGGGCACCTGGAAGCCCGGCGACAAGAGCACCCTCAAGGTGTCGCTGACGGCGAGCTACTACAAGCTCACCATCGATGCCGAGGAGCTGATCGAGATCGACGCCATCAACTTGGTCAGGAAGGTCGGCGGCATCGATCAGATGGAAGCCATTCGCGCAGCGGTTGGTTTGTGAGGAAGGGTCAATGGCTGCGTGCGAATTCGAACAGAGGCTGATAATCTCGATTGTCGGCAGCTCGCAGCGCTGCCAGATAGCTTTGCCGGTTCGTGCTTGCTGTCACCAGGGATTCTCTTCCCCAGCTAAAGGCTGGGTGGCCAAGACGCTGAATCAGCAAATCTGCCATCAAGCGAGCATGCCGTCCGTTGCCGTTGGCAAAGGGGTGAATCCATACCAGCCGATGATGAAAGCGCAGTGCCAGCGCATCGGCGGGATAGGACTTAAACTCGATTTGAGTTTTTGCATCATCGAGCAGGTTGCGTAGCTGCACCGGAATCTGCCGCCAGTCTGCGCCGATGTTTTTGTCGGTCTGCCGGTAAGTTCCCGCCCACTTCCAGGTCTTGCTGAGCATGCGACGGTGGAGTTCGCGCACGAAGACCTCGTCAAGCAGGTCACGTTTTTTCTGCTTGAGCGCCCATTGCACACCCTCGAGGATATTGGCCTGCTCCCACTCATTGAGTTCGCCTTGCGTCGTGATGTGACGAGGAATCAGTCCCGCCGCTTCATCGGGATCGAGCGGTGTCGCACCCGGCGCATAGTCGAAATCCATCACCACAAATCCTTGGTGTGCTTGGAGAGCAATGCCTTGGCCAGCTCCTCGATTTGCAACTGTGTCAAGGCGTCATCCACCGCTTGATCTTCCAGCGCCATGCTGCGGGCAACTGTGCTCACGCGCGCTTGTGCTACCTTGAGCGCACGCTCTTGAAGTCGGCTCTCGAGCTTGTTTTGTGGGACTAACGCGTACTGCAATTCGCAGCCAAGGGCTGCTGCTGCACGACGCAATGACCCTAGGGTGATGGTGTCTGCGGCCTCCGATTCTTCAAGCTTGCGTACCGCTGAGCCTGTGATCCGAAGATGACGGGCCAACGCCTCCGAACTCATGCCCAGCGCATCGCGAATTGCCTTGATCCAGCCGGTACCCGGTCTGGGCGGTAGTGCGGCATCGCGCCATCGGGTCAGTGCAGCGTCCAGCTGGCGCAGGCGGAGTTGTCGGAAATTGGACATGATTGGGAGTTAAGACTCTCGTTTGTATCTTCGTATTATTAGCTTTAACTCCCGTTCTGTCAAGTTTTTAGGGAGTTAAAACTCCCGAATAGTTGTTTAGAGTGGGAGCCATGGCACCCTTTTTTTGTCAAGGAGATCCTGATGAACACCACCGAACGCATCACCCTGAACTTCCCCATCGGAGCTGATCGAGATCGACGCCATCAACCTGGTCAGGAAGGTCGGCGGCATCGATCAGATGGAAGCCATTCGCGCGGCGATTGGTTTGTGAGGGATGCGGTCGTAGCGCGGGATGTGTGGCAGCACATCACTTAAGCGCTCGCGCACCATCTCGGCATCGTAGTGCGCCTGCAGGGCCAGCCAGCCTTCGGCATCGACGCCAAAGAAAGCACCCAGCCGCGCGGCGGTATCGGCGCTGATGGCCCGGTGGCCTTGCACGATCTCGTTGATGCGCCTACGCGGCACACCAATCGCCTTGGCCAGCGCGTACTGGCTGATGTCAAGGGGTTCGAGCCAGTCCTTGAGCAGGATTTCACCCGGATGGATGAGGGGTACTTCGCGTGTCATGGTGTGTCCTCCATCAATGGTAATCCACGATCTCAACCTGCCAGGCATGGCCCGCGTCCCAAACGAAGCACACCCGCCACTGGTCGTTGATGCGGATGCTGTGTTGCCCCGCCCGATCACCCGAAAGCGCTTCTAGGCGGTTGCCCGGTGGCACCCGCAAGAACTCAAGATTCGGTGCCGCGTGCAACTGCTGCAGCTTGCGCATCGCCGTCGCCTCAAACGCCACGAAACGGGGAATGCGCTTTCCTGCGAAGAACGCTTCCGTATCGCGGCAAGTAAACGACTTGATCATGCCCCAATAGTAACGCCAAAGGTTACGTCTGTCAAATCAGCATCACTGAACAAGGAGACTCCAATGTCTGAACGCATCACCCTGAACTTCCCCATCGGAGCTGATCGAGATCGACGCCATCAACCTGGTGCGCAAGGTCGGCGGCATCGATCAGATGGAAGCCATTCGCGCGGCGATTGGTTTGTGATGACTCAGCGCTGAGCCGAGACTAGGCGTTCGACAGCGAGCCGATAGGCAACGCTGTCCTCACGCTTGGCCAAGCGTGAGGACAGCGTTGCCTATCGGCTCGCTGTCGAACGCCTAGTCTCGGCTCAGCGCTGAGTCATCACAAACCAATCGCCGCGCGAATGGCTTCCATCTGATCGATGCCGCCGACCTTGCGCACCAGGTTGATGGCGTCGATCTCGATCAGCTCCGATGGGGAAGTTCAGGGTGATGCGTTCAGACATTGGAGTCTCCTTGTTCAGTGATGCTGATTTGACAGACGTAACCTTTGGCGTTACTATTGGGGCATGATCAAGTCGTTTACTTGCCGCGATACGGAAGCGTTCTTCGCAGGAAAGCGCATTCCCCGTTTCGTGGCGTTTGAGGCGACGGCGATGCGCAAGCTGCAGCAGTTGCACGCGGCACCGAATCTTGAGTTCTTGCGGGTGCCACCGGGCAACCGCCTAGAAGCGCTTTCGGGTGATCGGGCGGGGCAACACAGCATCCGCATCAACGACCAGTGGCGGGTGTGCTTCGTTTGGGACGCGGGCCATGCCTGGCAGGTTGAGATCGTGGATTACCATTGATGGAGGACACACCATGACACGCGAAGTACCCCTCATCCATCCGGGTGAAATCCTGCTCAAGGACTGGCTCGAACCCCTTGACATCAGCCAGTACGCGCTGGCCAAGGCGATTGGTGTGCCGCGTAGGCGCATCAACGAGATCGTGCAAGGCCACCGGGCCATCAGCGCCGATACCGCCGCGCGGCTGGGTGCTTTCTTTGGCGTCGATGCCGAAGGCTGGCTGGCCCTGCAGGCGCACTACGATGCCGAGATGGTGCGCGAGCGCTTAAGTGATGTGCTGCCACACATCCCGCGCTACGACCGCATCCCTCACAAACCAATCGCCGCGCGAATGGCTTCCATCTGATCGATGCCGCCGACCTTCCTGACCAGGTTGATGGCGTCGATCTCGATCAGCTCCGATGGGGAAGTTCAGGGTGATGCGTTCGGTGGTGTTCATCAGGATCTCCTTGACAAAAAAAGGGTGCCATGGCTCCCACTCTAAACAACTATTCGGGAGTTTTAACTCCCTAAAAACTTGACAGAACGGGAGTTAAAGCTAATAATACGAAGATACAAACGAGAGTCTTAACTCCCAATCATGTCCAATTTCCGACAACTCCGCCTGCGCCAGCTGGACGCTGCACTGACCCGATGGCGCGATGCCGCACTACCGCCCAGACCGGGTACCGGCTGGATCAAGGCAATTCGCGATGCGCTGGGCATGAGTTCGGAGGCGTTGGCCCGTCATCTTCGGATCACAGGCTCAGCGGTACGCAAGCTTGAAGAATCGGAGGCCGCAGACACCATCACCCTAGGGTCATTGCGTCGTGCAGCAGCAGCCCTTGGCTGCGAATTGCAGTACGCGTTAGTCCCACAAAACAAGCTCGAGAGCCGACTTCAAGAGCGTGCGCTCAAGGTAGCACAAGCGCGCGTGAGCACAGTTGCCCGCAGCATGGCGCTGGAAGATCAAGCGGTGGATGACGCCTTGACACAGTTGCAAATCGAGGAGCTGGCCAAGGCATTGCTCTCCAAGCACACCAAGGATTTGTGGTGATGGATTTCGACTATGCGCCGGGTGCGACACCGCTCGATCCCGATGAAGCGGCGGGACTGATTCCTCGTCACATCACGACGCAAGGCGAACTCAATGAGTGGGAGCAGGCCAATATCCTCGAGGGTGTGCAATGGGCGCTCAAGCAGAAAAAACGTGACCTGCTTGACGAGGTCTTCGTGCGCGAACTCCACCGTCGCATGCTCAGCAAGACCTGGAAGTGGGCGGGAACTTACCGGCAGACCGACAAAAACATCGGCGCAGACTGGCGGCAGATTCCGGTGCAGCTACGCAACCTGCTCGATGATGCAAAAACTCAAATCGAGTTTAAGTCCTATCCCGCCGATGCGCTGGCACTGCGCTTTCATCATCGGCTGGTATGGATTCACCCCTTTGCCAACGGCAACGGACGGCATGCTCGCTTGATGGCAGATTTGCTGATTCAGCGTCTTGGCCACCCAGCCTTTAGCTGGGGAAGAGAATCCCTGGTGACAGCAAGCACGAACCGGCAAAGCTATCTGGCAGCGCTGCGAGCTGCCGACAATCGAGATTATCAGCCTCTGTTCGAATTCGCACGCAGCCATTGACCCTTCCTCACAAACCAACCGCTGCGCGAATGGCTTCCATCTGATCGATGCCGCCGACCTTCCTGACCAAGTTGATGGCGTCGATCTCGATCAGCTCCTCGGCATCGATGGTGAGCTTGTAGTAGCTCGCCGTCAGCGACACCTTGAGGGTGCTCTTGTCGCCGGGCTTCCAGGTGCCCGCGTCGAGCTCCTTCCAGCCGCCGCGCAGGTGTATGACCACTGGCCGGGCGCTTGAGCCTTGCGCCTGGATGGCCCCCCGGATGGTGATCTGGGTCGCGGCGTTGTCGAGCAGGCCAAACATCCGAAACACGGCCGGATCGTAGTCGGCGATGGTCAGTTCGGCTTCGAGTTTCTCCATGCCCAGGTCGATCTCGACCGGCAAATCCATGCCACCGGCACGGTGTTCCTCGGTCTTGAGGGTAAGCTTGGGCAGTTGAATCTCTTCGATGCGCCCGGCGTAGCCCCGGCCATCGACAAAGAGGTTCATGTTCTTGAGCACGCGCGGCAGTTCGATGGCCATTACAGAATCTCCTCGATGTAGTCGTCAACCAGGTGCGACCTAAAAATGATGTGCTCGGCCGGGTACGGCGGGGTGAAGTCGAAGTTGAAGTAAATCTTGCCGTCGGCAATCGAGGTCGGCGAGTTCAGGTCGGCATCGGCCCAGCAGCGCCCGCCTAGGATTGCGCCCAGGGCTTTGAGCCGCCGCAGGTAGGCGTTGACGCCTTCGGTCACCTCGTCGATGTAGGTCTTGGTGATGTTGCGATCCACCGCCCACAGGTGCGCGCGCAGCAGCGACTCGTTGATCATGTCGGCGGTGCGGCGCACC